CGAAGGATCTGAGCGTTGTGATGCTTATGTGGAGGACCTGAGTACACCTGACACCTGGTGATTACAGTTGCTTCAAAGTTACTCACCTTGAAAGTGTCCTTATAGTGTAAGGGTCACACATTTCCACATCATGAACACCGCCACCAACCTGGTTAGCATCATCGAAGAACTGGAATCAATGGGTGTTACTCCCAAGGTTAAAAAACTGAAAAGCACTATCAAAAAGACCCGTAAGTCTGCACTGAATAAGACTAACAGCAGCGGCAAAAGTGCACTGGGTACACATAGCACCGACAAGGGATCTTATGTGGGTTCAGGTGATATCTCGATCGGTTCTGGTCGTATGGGTACACTGAACCCCGTGAATTCTTTGGGTCGTCAGTACACTGGTGATAAGGCAAAGGTCGCCGCTATCTATAAGCAACAGGTTGCCGCTGATCGTAAGGCAGCAGCACTTGATCGTCTCGCTGCTTGATACTCTGGGCACGTTAGCATTGCATCGGTAAGTCCCAGTATTTTCTCAACCAAACTAACACTCTCTTTTTCTTATTATGTCCCGCGAAGTTGCACTTGGTATGCTGCGAGTTGGTAACACTGGTAATGATATTCTTCAGATCCTTGATGTTATCGTAGCAGATATTGAGTCTGAGAAAACTGTGAATGAGATTGCAGACATTCTGTTCTGAGTGATACTTATGAGGGGCACGGTGGTTGACACTTTGCCCCTTTTTTGCTAGAATAGCAGTATGCGTATTCGGCAGTTATTGTGCCCTTATGTGTTAACGGGCGGGGCGCGTAACGGGGGGCGTTATAAAAATCGCATAAGTCCCTAACCTACAGAGGTGACAAATCGACCTCTCTATTTCACTTTAATAAAAAATTTCCGGCAGGTATAAAAACGCCTGTAAGGTCGCCGCTATATAAAAAAATTTTCCCCATATAAAAAGTCTATGAAAACAACGAAGGTATATCACATCTATGCAAAACAAGAGTGTTTATACAACAACCTCACGGAGAGTCAGTTTACCAAGACATGGGAGACCTTGAAGGGAATGGTAGGACTTATGAAGACAGACTATGTGGAGGGCGACTTAAGTTATGAGGTATGTGAGGTGAACCGAACATCTGCGACTGATACTTCGCATTGACAACGGATAGATAACACAGTATAATTGAATTGAGTTTACAAGACTTATGGCAAAAGGATTTACAGTAAAGGCAGCAGCACCAAAGAAGAAAGAAGCAGAGTGGGATATTGCTGCTATTAAGGAAAGGATGCGAGGTAAGCAGATTGTATTTTGTTTACCTGGACGTGGATGTTCCTTTGTATTTTTGAAGAACTTTGTACAACTGTGCTTTGATATGGTACAGAATGGTATGGGTATTCAGATTAGTCAAGACTATTCATCAATGGTCAACTTTGCACGTTGTAAAGTACTTGGAGCAAATGTATTGCGTGGTCCAAGTCAGATTCCATGGGATGGTAAGTTGAACTATGATTATCAACTATGGATTGACAGTGATATTGTCTTTGACACAAATAAGTTTTGGCAGTTGTGTGACTTGGCATTCCCAGCAGATGGGGAGGAGAAAGAGATTGTTGCAGGATGGTATGCTACTGAAGATGGTCACACAACATCTGTAGCGCATTGGTTAGAGGAGGATGACTTCCGTAAGAATGGTGGAGTCATGAACCATGAGACAGTGGAATCAATCAGCAAGCGGCGTAAGCCTTTCACTGTAGACTACACAGGTTTTGGATGGGTGCTCATTAAGAAGGGAGTTTTTGAGAACCTTGAGTATCCTTGGTTTGCTCCTAAGATGCAAGTCTTTGAGTCTGGTGCAGTACAAGATATGTGTGGAGAGGATGTATCCTTCTGTCTTGATGCAAAGGAGGAAGGTTTTGATATCTGGTGCGATCCTCGTATTAGAGTTGGTCATGAAAAAACTCGTGTCATCTGATCATGTATAATATCTTATGTAATGGACGTAAGATACATCAAGGACTCAGTGCTGAAGAAGTTACTGAGATCCTTGACGACTATGCTCATCAGTATTATGATAGTACTGATGAAGACATCAACCCAAACCAATTTGAAATTGAGGTAGACACCAATGGCAATGATGAAGCAGGGTAATTATATCCCCGGAAAACCGAAGAAAACTCGTCAAGGCAACTCACAAAATACTTTGCTTGCTGCGACCTCTCGTAATAAGAAAAAGAAGCGTTATCGTGGACAGGGTAAATAAACATAGCGAAACATTTATGAATGGCTTGTTTAATTACTAACTTACCATCAGTTGAAGTCTGGGTAAGAAAAGAATATCTCACTGACCATCAAAGTGGTCATGGTGAATTTGTAAAGGGCGTTTGGGTGTCGTGTAAGTCGATGCCTGGACGTGCTTTTTATTTTGAGACATACTTACCAGAGTATGCGGCAATGTATGATAAGTTAC